GGTTCATTTGACATCAAACAAGCCGAACAGCTTGCATGCCAACTTGAGTCGCTGGCTGGTTCTATACGCGCTAAAGCAAAGCGCGTTTTTACGGCTAAATGAAGATTGCCTAGCGGCAATCAATCACCGGCCAGGGCCGGTTTTTTTATTGATTGATTGAGCTTGCCTTCCGTTAATCAATCATCTACAATCGTCATTAACGATGCAACCCGCATCGTCATAGATAACGGAGATCGATATGGATTACGCCAACAAAACATGGCTACTCGGCAAGCGCACTCGCCTGTCGGATAACGCCAAGACCGCCCTTGCGGTTGCAATCCTGTTTGTCACTTACGCCTTGGTCGGAACGATGGAATACAACGACCTTCAGGCCGACGCTCGACCAGCCTGCACAAAACCATCATGAAAAAGTTTGAAGTCTATTTGAAGCGCAAGCTCGTCACCAATGACGTGCAGAGCGCACGGAAAAAGGTGGCCTACGTCACCGCCAACACAGTTGAGGAAGCCAAGGCCATCGCACTGGCCCGGCATGAAAACTCAGCATTCGTAATCGATGGAACACCGAGGATTGCATCATGAGCAATGATTTTGAAGAAGGCCGCGAAGTCAGCGGTACGTCCGTTGAAAGTGGCACCGTCGCCGTGCTGAATCGATCCGAGATCGAACAGCAGGTCACGACCGCCCACAAGTTCCCGCGCTCCATCAAGCGTTTCCGTCAAGAAGCGCTACAGATGGTAACGCTCAATGAGTCGGTTGCAGAATCCTGCATCTATGCCCTGCCGCGTGGCAATAAAACGATCGAAGGACCGAGCGCCCGATTTGCTGAAGTGGTCGCCTCTGCCTGGGGGAATTGCCGGGCCGGCGCACGTGTCGTATCTGATGCTGGCGACTTCATCACCGCGCAAGGCGTGTTCTATGACTGCGAACGCAATGTCGGCCTAACTTATGAGGTACAGCGCCGCATCACCGATAGCAAAGGAAGGCGTTACAACGCCGACATGATCGGAGTAACCGGCAATGCGGCCTCGTCCATTGCTCTGCGCAACGCTATTCTCAAGGGAGTACCGAAAGCGTTTTGGGATGACATGTACCAAGCTGCCCGCGCTACGGTTATGGGCGACTTCCAGACGCTGGCAAATCGCCGCGAAGAAGCCTTGAAGGCATTTGTATCGCTCGGCGTCAAGAAGGAACAAGTCTTCGACAAGCTTGGCGTCAATGGCGTTGAGGACATCGGGCTAGAACATCTGGTTGTGCTGCGCGGCCTGATTACCGCCATCAAGGAAGGCGACACCACGCCGGAACAAGCATTTGCCGCCGAAGAAGGCGCCCTGGCCAACAAGACGGCAGCAGCGAAGGCAGATCCTGCCGCGCTTGGCGAAATGCCGGCTGATAAGTTTGCCGAAGAATTGCCCAAGTGGCGCGAAGCCATCAAAGGCAACAAACGTACCCCGCAACAGATCATCGCCACGCTACTTACCAAGTATGTGCTGACCGATGACCAGAAGCTGACCATTGAAGACCTCGCAGTTAATTACGGAGAATAACCATGATCACCCATGAACTAATCCAAGGCTCCCCGGAGTGGCACGCACTCCGCGCCACCACCCGCAACGCCAGCGAAGCGCCGGCCATGATGGGCGTCAGCCAGTACAAATCGCGCTCCGCCCTGATCCGCGAAAAGGCAACCGGCATCACCGAGGAAATTTCACCCGACATGCAACGCCGCTTTGATTTGGGTCATGCGACTGAAGCGCTTGCCCGCCCCTTGGTTGAAGCGCTGATCGGCGAAGAACTCTATCCGCTGGTTGCCACCGATGACCAAGGCTATCTGCTGGCCAGTTCAGACGGCGCTACCATGTTGGGCGATATTGGCTTTGAACACAAAACTTGGAATGCCGAGTTCGCCGAACAAGTAGCATCCGGCAATGTCCCTGATTCGCACAAGTGGCAGCTTGACCAGCAAGTTGCCGTGTTCGGTTTCGAGCGCATCATCTTCGTCGTCAGCGATGGCACGCCGGAAAAGTTTGTCTATTGCTGGTACTCCAGCAACCCGGAGCGCATTGCCAAGCTGAAAGCCGGCTGGAAAATGTTTGATCAAGACGTTGCCAACTATCAGCCGGAAGTGATCGAGCAAAAGCCGACTCTCACCGCCAACCCGATTGATAACCTGCCCGCCCTGGTGATCGAGGTTACAGGCCGCGTCACGCACAGCAACTTGGTTGAATTCAAAGCCGCTGCGACCGCCGTTATCTCCAGCATTAAGACGGATCTTGTCACCGACCAAGATTTTGTCGACGCGGGCAATGCCGTCAAGTATCTGAAAGACGTTGAAGACAGTGCGCGGCGGGCCAAGCAAAACGCGCTTGACCAGACAACCAGCATTGCCGAACTTCACCGGGCGCTCGATGAAGTGACCGCAATGGCCGCTTCTGTGCGCAAGGCTCTCGACAAGAAAATCACAGAAGAGAAGGACAAGCGCAAAGAGGAAATCGTACTCAAGGCACGCAACGAGCTAATTGAACATTGCCGCAAACTGAATGCGCGACGAATTGGCGGATTCATGCCTGCCGTGTCGTGTGATTTTGCCGCCGCCATCAAGGGGCTGCGCTCGCTGGACAGCATGAACGAGAAGGTAGGCGCCACTCTGCGCGACGCTCAGTATGAAACTAGCCAGACTGCCGACCGTATCGAAGCCAATATCAAATCGCTCGAAACAGACGGCCATAGCTGGCGTTTCCTGTTCCCTGATCTGCAAGCAGTTTGCAACAAGGCACCGGATGATTTCGCCGCCCTGCTCTCGTCGCGTATTGCCACCCACAAAGAATCAGAAGCCAAGCGCCTTGAAGCCGAACGTGAGAAGATCCGCGCCGAGGAACAAGCCAAGGCCGAAGCCAAAGCCCGACGCGAAGCACAGGAAGCCGCAGCTAAAGCAGAAACCGAACGCCTTGCTGCGGAAGAAATCCGCAAGCTTGATGCCGCTAGACAAGAACGACCGGATGCCTACGTTAAGGCCGCTGCTTCAATGGCAGCACAGGTTGAAGTCATGCAGATTAACCTGGATGGCCCGAAGGTATCTATTCCGCTGACCAGCGGTGTAAAAAGCGCAGCATCGAATGATTGCCTAACCACAATCAAGCTTGGTGAAATCTGCGCCCGCCTGGGCTTCACCGTGTCAGCGGAGTTTCTTGCAACACTCGGCTTCGAGGCAACCACTGACAAGAACGCCAAGCTCTACCCGGTGGCCATGTTCCCGATGATCTGCCGGCGCATTTCCGACCACACCCTTTCTGTTGCCTTCAAGAAGGCAGCGTAACGATCAACGGGGGTGTATTGGACGCCTGAGAAGTGCCTATTGGCGGGTAGGCAAGCCCCCACCAGTTTTATCCCGAAGCACAACCACCTGAAAAGGAGAAGCACCGAAATGGCAAAGCCAATAAATGAAAACCTACAGTCTGTTTATATCGAAACTGAAGCAGGCGATATGTTGCCCGCGATGGAACATGCCGGAAACAAGTTTGCCGAACTGATCCACGCCGTCACCGCCAATACCGGCCTGCTCGTTATTGCCGGCATCAACAACCTGTAACCAACTATCGCCGATATGGGAATCCCCATATCGGCTGGAGGCTCCCATGAAAATGCACAGCGTCACCTCAAGCCAGATCAGCGAAATTGGTCACGATCCGGCAACCAACACGCTTGCCGTGCGCTTCAAGCACGGCGGCACCTTGTACCACTACGAAAATTTCAGCGCGGAGAAGTTCAAGGAATTCCACGAATCGAAGTCGCACGGCGCCTACCTCGGCCAGCACATCAAGGGCGCTCACAATTTCAAGAAGATCATCGAGAAAAAAGAAGGGGAAGAACATGGCAAAAAGTAATGCCGTAAAGACCAAGAAAATTGCGCTGATCAGCAACTACCGCCTGACTCGCCAAAAGCTGAATCTGAACCAGGCCGAATTCTGGAACCGCCTCGGCTCCACCCAATCAACCGGCAGTCGTTACGAGACAGGCCGCGAAGTGCCAATCGCCGTCGCTATCCTCGCTCACAAGATCTACATCTTGGGCGAAGACATCGACGCCCGTAACTACAAGTAATCGAGGGAATCATGGGACTCGGTATTTCAAACCTACTCGTCGCCGCATTGCTTGGCTCCGGCGCATTCATGCAACCCGCCGTGCTAGGCAACCAGCAACGGGTTGTCAGTTCATCCAAGCGCAAAAGCATGACGACAACGATGTTTGATGAATTCGGTAGCTACGGCGGCGCTTTCAGCTATCCAAAGCGCCTTGGCTGGTCGAATCGCATGGTGCCAAGCATCGACAGTCAAGCCAGCCGAATACAAGAGGTTCTTAAATCAACAGAAAAAGTCAGGCTTAATACGCTTGAATTACTTGCAAGGAGCCAGTAATGGCATCAGTCAATAAATGGATCGGTATCGGCAACCTGGGCAAAGACCCGGATGTTCGGTACACCCAAGGCGGTGATGCAATCGCCAACTTCTCCATTGCCTGTAGCGAAAGCTGGAAGGACAAGGCAACGGGCGAGAAGAAGGAGC